TTTGCTTCTCAACAGAAGAAAGAACCGTTAACAGATAGCGGAGCCATCACCAAACTGTCAGACGCTGCTGCTGACATCAAGCGTGACACCATTGGCATCGTAGAGGACGCTAAGGTAATCAAAGAAGAAGCGCGAAAAGCAGACACCCATATAGAAAAAGCGTATGACGATCCTGATATTGCAACCGAGTCAAAGGAACACCTAGACTCTGCACTTGAGTCCATCTCAGAGATCAAGAGTCACAGCGATCAGATTGTGGAAGCAGGCGGACGAGTAGAGGCAGAGACAACCAAGATGGAAGTTGTTGCCACTCGGATCCAGGACCTAGAAGGTCGTGTTGCTGAACTAGAGAACATCGAACGAGAAGGGCGCGCTCAAGCCATGCAGAAACTGTATGGATACATCACTCTGTTTTGGGTGATTGGATTCATTGTAATTGCTGGTGGAGTTGCTATTGCCTTCTTTGCTAACAAACAGTTAGGATTGCTTGCAATGATAACGGGTGGTGTAATGCTTGGTTTTGCAAGCGCAAGCCAGTACTATTTGAAAGAGGTAGCACTAGTGGGTGGAATTCTACTAGCAGCCTTGGTGGTGGGCGGTCTTGGATTCCTGTTGTGGAGTGTCATCACGGCAAACAGGAGTCAGACCGCGATGCGTGAAGTCATAGAGATGATTGAGATTCTAAAGGAAACCATGACAGACGGAGAGTATGATCGTATTTTCGGATCAAATGGTGTTGCTTCCAATGTACAGAGCGACTTTACAAAGGAGTTGATCGCAAAGATCAAGGAGAAGAATGGCTTCAAGAAACTCGAACAAGCGCGGAGTATCACCAGGACCGAGACACAACCCCAAGAAAAGCAAGCACCATAAAGACTTCGATCTAAAGATCGGAAAGAAGTTATGGCATGTGCGTTTCGTAGGTAGCGATGAGATATCCTCATCTGCATGGGGAGAGAGCGATCTACCTAACGCAGAGAACCCAAAGATATTTGTGTATCGGTGTCAGACCAAGCGCAACTTGGTGAACACGCTGTTGCATGAAGTGCTTCACGCGGTTCGGCCTGAACTCAGCGAAGAAGCAGTTACAGAAACTGCGGATATACTAGAGCGAGCCTTGGATAGACTGGGCTACAAACTCTAGAATCCGATTGCTCTTGCAAGCAGTACTCCTGTACAGAATGCTATGGCGCTTGCAATGAGTCTTTGAAAGCGGGTGATTCGCATGGTTTCCCCTCAATTACAGTAGTAATCCACGGCTTGAATAGATCAACATGAACTGCTGAGTTCTCGTAGATGTATCCAGGCCTGAGTCCTAGAGATGACACTATACCTACCAGTTTGCCTTGGAAGTCAAGGACTGCTCCACCTGAGTCTCCAAACCATATAGTACCTTCATAGCACAGCATCTTGAGATAGATGGGATCTTCTATGAGAGTTCCGTAGTAGAAGAACACATCCGTATTGCTACGCTTTCGGTATCCTCCACCGTGTCCAACTACTGTCAGGGGTTCTCCACGACGAAGCGCCCCGCTTCCAAGACTAACTGGTGATTCGGTGCATGGTTCAGACAGTTCTAGTATGGCTAGATCAACCAGTATACTGTCCGCCACTTTGCTCATAGGATGCACATGCTTGCGAGCCACGCGGTACTGTTTACCGTTAGTCTCAAACACATACTCGCGCTCTACATCTACCACATGGTATGCTGTAAGCACATGGGTAGGAGAAACAAGGACACCGCTACCTATCAGGGCGCCATTGGCGCCAAGGATACGACCAATACCAGTCTCTTCTGAGTCGCTGATCTCAGTAAAGCCTCTGAGAAACGATGGTCTTTGGATTTCTTGTTGGGAAAGTGGAGCGACACTTGTAGTACTGACACAGGCTGCAAGCAGGAGTGCCGCCATCACGAGAAGAGGATGAACCGCACATCTCTTCATGCCAGTATTTATGCCAGAGAGATGCTCTAAGTCAAAAGAATCTTGCAGTTATTCTTGTGGTTACGCGGGGAATGTACCACCATCAATCACATCAAGTCCAGTAAGCACCGAACCTGCGTCTTCAGTTCCGCTATCGGTGTATGTAATGATTAGGTGTCCACCGTTGTTGATTACCGTGGATTGAATACCTCTACCCGTAGCACCCGTAGCACCCGTAGCACCCGTAGCACCCGTAGCACCAGTAGCACCAGTAGCACCAGTAGCACCAGTAGCACCAGTTGGACCTGCAGGTCCTGTAGGACCTACTTGGGTGTACATCACTTGCGTTGCGGTAAGAATGATAGAAGGAATCGCAGGTGCAGGAGAGACGGCGGGCAAATACTCTATGGACAGATCGGTGTCTGTTGTTTGCCATGCTAACTCAAGATAGTCTCCAGCATTGACTTTCAGAACATAGTTGACGCTTCCGATGGCGTGACCATTGGTATTGCCGTGCCTCTCAACAACGCTCCACTTACTGTCGGTGTCCGAAACATTGCTGCCGTTCTTCTTGAGCCAAACGTTAGCATCTTTTATCTGATTATTCGTGTTAACGAACTGAACCGAATAGATGATGCTGTACACACCAGCATTCGTAAAGTTGATTCGGCTTCCGTTAGATATGAATACGCCAGAAGAGTCGGAATCTGTATTGTTGTAGGTGAGCAGATACTCTGTATTTGCTGATGTAGCGACCTGATCCTGTGTTGACCAAAATGAACCCCAATATCCAAGCGCACCACCAGGTCCTGCAGGTCCTGCAGGACCTGTAGGACCTGTAGGACCCACAACATATCCTGCGTTAATGGTTGTGTAGTCGGTGAGCGTTACGATCAGATCGCCGTTCTCGTCTACTGTTACATCACCAACACCGACACCTGCGGGGCCTTGCGGGCCCATAGGGCCTTGAGGACCTGGAGGGCCTTGAGGACCTGGTTCTTCAAGCAGATCGTTGTCACCTAGTCCATTGCTCTTGTCGGGATCAGCGAGTTCAGTCTGTGGTCTGAATATAATCTTGCCTGCGTTTACCTTAGTGCCATCGGTGAGAGTCAGAATCAGATCACCGTCTGCATCAATAACTGCGGTGTCTACTCCTGTTCCCTTGTCGCCCTTTGTTCCCTTTGCTCCACGGGGTCCTGTAGGACCTACAGGACCAACTGCACCTTGTAGACCTTGTGGTCCTCGTTCGCCTCGTTCGCCACGTTCTCCGCGCTTACCTTGCGGCCCTGCTTCGCCTTGTGGTCCTGGTTCACCGTGCGCGCCTGGAGCGCCTGCTTCACCTTGTGGTCCTGGTTCACCGCGCTCACCTTGTGGTCCTGGTTCACCGCGCTCACCTTGTGGTCCTGGTTCACCTTGTGGTCCTGGTTCACCGCGCTCACCTTGTGGTCCTGGTTCACCGCGCTCACCTTGTGGTCCTGGTTCACCTTGTGGTCCTGGTTCACCGTGCGCGCCTGGAGCGCCTGGTATGCCTTGAATACCTTGCGTGCCACGAGGACCCATAGAACCGTGCAGGCCCATAACGCTACCCACGTTGATCTCAGTAGCGTCTGTAAGAGCAATGACTAGTTCACCGGACTCGTTCAGATACGCAGTCTCTACACTTACAGGCTCATCGCGTTTGCGAGGTATCCACAGCGGACCTTCGGTGTCTGATTGGTTTCCACCCATACGCTTCCTCGTCAATCAAGTTTGAAAACAAACAGAGTACTTCCACCTTCGCTTGAACTTCGAGCCAACTTATACCCATACTTAGTTCCAAACTTCTGTACCAGTTTCATGTAGACCTTACTGCGACCAGGCTCTTTGTCCTTTGCGGTGAAAGAGAAACCCGATGGCATCTCTCCTGCTTCCTTGGAGTACTGCTCAAAGAAGTCTTTGACTGCCTCTAGAACCGTGGATAGAATCCTGAACGGTTCGTTTGCTTTGGTCAGGTCTGTGCTGTTGTTTACCTTGAAACTGATTTCCCACGGCAGCATGGGGCCTATGTTTGCAATCTCTATCTCCAACAGGCCGCTATTTGTGTTAGCCGTGTAGATGATGTAGTTGCCGTTAGGGAAGTTTGCTGCTGCTCTCTCCTTCATGCGTATGCTGTACGGTTTCTCGAACAGTTCTGCAAGTGGTTGCGTAGACTCAGCGAATCCGGGGATGCTCTTACCGAACCATACTGCAACAGCATTAGCCATGATGCCGCTGTCCAGTACACCCTTTCGCATAAGCGATCCAAACTCATAGAACATACCACCAAGGGTTGCCGCTGCCCGCTTTGCAAGCGTGTTGTATATGCGTGAACGCGCAGGGTTTGACTTGGTTGATGTACCAAACAGTACCCCTCTAATTCTAATCCGCGCTTTCAGTTTCTTTGTTACATCCATGACCGTGTTGATTATCTTGGAGGCGGTTGCAGCATCCCATATGTTTAGATCGTCACCTGATCCTTCATCCCATTCGAGGCCATACCTAGTAGGAGATGATTGTTTGGTGTACAGGGGTACAATCTCTGCAGGGCGTGCTGAAAAGGATAGTTCATACACATCGTCTAGATCGTCAAGCAGCAGTCCAAGTTCAGGAAACTCTTTTGAAGTAACCTGTACCATTTCAACGGTGTACCCCATTACTGCAATGTCCTTGGTCGGATCGGTGATTTGCTTTGTACGAATCAACTCTGCAATCATCGGGTCTGGGTCATGCGGAATACCAAACACCTTGTTCTTTACACGGCCGATAAGGAACAGATACGAGTACGAGTTTTTGCCTTCAACGAACGGTTGAGCATCGAACTTGGAATCGAATATCTCGGAGATGTACTTGCGGAACGAGAGCATATCAGGTTCCGTAGTTTCTGCCTCGAATGGTGTAGAAGTGTTCGTGACTACGGAACCCAAAAGTTTCTTGTGCAAAGTCGTACACCACTTTGGTGTCAAACTCGCGGCACGAATACACATCAAGTGTGATGAAGTGAGTGGGTTCAATGCTGTGAATCTGAATGCCGCTTTCAATCAGCGGCACCCAACCACTCACACCAGCCTTGTCGGGATACACTTCCACGCCCTTGTGTCGCGGAGCGTGTATCACCACAGGCGCACTCATCTGTGTCATCTGTAGCCTGTCCACTAGCGTTTCCAAGAAACGATAGGTGAGTTCCATGTTGTCTGCTGTGCCCGGCAAGCAGTCAAACATATCCAACAGATACGAGTAGCCGAATGGTTTCATTACGAACTGCTCCAGCCGTCACCAGACGAGGGCACGTGCCCATCGCTTCCTTTTGTGTTGGCCACGCCGGCGTTCATTAGACCCACGCGGACCGCCCAGTAGCGGATATCGCTTTGAAGGTCTTGTAGTTCCGCTTCAAGTGCTTTGAAATCTTGGTGACCTTGTCGTGCCAATGCTCCTGTTGCTGTGGTTTGATGCCGAGATATCTTGGAGAGAATATCGGAGAACCGACGCTCAAAGTCCTTTAAGGTTTTCTTGTCCTTGTCAGGCATCGAGTCCATTGACGCGAATACTGTTTGGAACAGTTTGTTCCAAGACGCCTTGTGACTGGTAATCTTTTTGGATTGCCAGTCTCTGATGTCTAGCCACGCATCTGACTGAGTGTCCCATTCTTTTCCTGCGCGGCGAGCCGCTGCGTTCTTGCCTGCCTTGATCAGGTCTTGGATCATGGGCACAATGATGGTTGCTGCTGTGCCTGCAACTACTCCACCCAAGACCAGGGCTGCTGACTCTTCAAGTGATGCGTTTACTGTCTGACAATGTTCGCGGAATGTTCTTAGTGGTTTGCTCATTTACTCTCCGTTGCTTTACTGATGCTTACTTGCATACCATATGTAGTATTGGCCAGGCATAGATACTGCAGTTCGTTTTTCACCATGATGTGCCCTAGAAAAAGGAACCTGTATGAACAACACGTCAGGCAACTGGGAACAGACTCTGATAGGATACGGTATCGAAGTAGGACTACTGGTATCGGGATTCTTTGGAGCCCTGATGATGGTGGGGCGCCGCAGCGCACAGCGTATTGGCACAACCGTTGCCAGCATTCTGGCAGGTACTGCTTGCGCCAACTACCTGACGCCGGTGGTGCTGCACTTTGCGCCGGTCAGCGTGCAAGAAGGCCGTGCCAAGTACGCTGCTGCGTTTATGATGGGATTTCTTGGCCTGAAAGGCCTGGAACTGGTGGTGACCCGGTGGTTTGGAGACAAGGGCACCGAGGCGGTTGCTGAACTCAAGCGCAAGCCCACACGCGCTCGTAAACCCAAGGCCAGAAAAGGATAACCGTGCAGCCACCTGAACCTGCTGTTGTGGAGCCTGAGGCACTTCTAGTGTGGATGAAATGCCTGGCTAGCCTGGTGCTGACCTGCGGTGGAAGTGCCGCGTTGGTGTACCTGTTTGGCAGAGAGAACTCATGGGTCTACAAACTGTCAGACGCCAAAACCTGGGCGCTCAAGACAGGCATTGCTGCGTGTACGGTGTGTGCCTTGTGGAACGCCGTGGTGCCTGGCGCGCCGGTGTGGAGTGAAGTGCTGATGCTTAGCGGTCTTGCCCTGACTGGTGCTTGGATGGCCTGGTTTCACTACGGTCGCGTTCTGAGCCCTTGGCCTGATGCACGCAACACACCCCGGACTGCCGATGCCAAAAGCAAGCGCACCAGTACCCGCCGCGCTCTGCAACGGGTAGTAAGCGGCAAGTAAAACACTTACACACCAATCACTAAGAACAGGTTAGATCTTGCGATCCACCTGTTTTCTGTTTTCTGCAAGCGTTATATACAGCATGACACTTGAAACCATTGCACTACTTGTTGCCGCCACCGCTGCCACCGCAGCAGGTCTTCTTTGCGCCTACGATTGGGTGTACCGTAGAGGGTACACAGACGGCCACCATATCGGGTTTACTGAGGGTCTGTACCGTGCAGCCGAGCGAGAGCGCCGTCGCCTTACTGTCTAGTTGATACCGTGGTCTGGATCTCTGTGTCGTCTTCTCTCCACGGGTTGACTTCTGCATAGGTGCGCGTGAACCCGTAACCTGGTCCGAACTTTCGGATCAGAGCCCGATACAGCAAGTCTCGCTTGCCTTCTGTGCGCTTGGACGGTATCCGCAAGTGCCGTGGATAGTTGCCGTGTTCCTTGCGATGCCATGTCAAGAACTCTTGTGTGGCGTCTACCACCGTGGACAAGACACGCGCCGCATTTACTGACTTGTCGTTGGTGAGTTTAGTACTGCCGTCCACGGTGAACATGATTTCCCATGAGGATTCCTTCATTGCTAGGCCCTCAGGCACAATAGCCACAAACTCAATTTCCAAGGTTTTGCCGTTTGGCAGCCGAGTCACGGATAGTCCCCGCCAACGGATACTGCCAAACATTTTAGTTGTGCGTACAACCAGTTTACCGGGAGGATACGGTTCATCCCATAGTTCTGCCAGGTAGGTGCTGAATCGTTTCATGCAGGTATGTAGGTGATTGCTGCGTGTGGGTGCAGCAATGCCAGAAAACTGGTGAGTGCGGGAACAAAAGAATGCATTAAAACCATTCTTGAGTGCCTGGGCGGGCGGTCGGGGTCAAGGGGCCGCAGCGCACGGGGGCCAAAACGCAACCACCCCGCGCACGGGCACGGGGTGGAGCGATGGCGCAGGCTCTCTCAGGGCCTACTAGTTGTCCGTGTCACGGCACCGTGGACACAGCACCGTGCGATGGTCACGGGTGTACCACAGGTGGAACTCTGCGTTCGTGAGTGTGGAGCGGATCAGAGCGCCGCACTTGCAGCACTCGTCTACTGTTTCCCATGTGTCTAGGTTCGCGGGCGCGTAGCGGCCCGCTGTCAACCGGTGAAGGGTGTTGTGTGATTCAGAGTCCATGTTGTTCAGCGCATCCGGTGCTGCGAGGGCTTACCCGTAGCGAAGCAGTCAGCGAAGCGCACCATGATGCTGCGCGTGGTCGAACGGCTCTGCATGCCCTTCACGAAACTGTTAGCGATCTTGCGCGCGCTCAGGGCGGTGGGATCAAGGCGATCCATGAAGTCCTCGCCCTCGGTGCGAGTAGCAACACCCACAACGTAGAACTCGTCATACGCAGCGTGGGGCACCACCGCCGAGCCTTCAGCGTCCATCTGAGCAACCGCTGCAGCCTGCTGAGCAGGGCTGCTCCAAGTGTACCGGTGGCCCTTCACGGCCTTGGTTGCAACGTTTTCCGGCATCAGGAAGAAGCCGTACACACGGGCACCAGTACGATCACGCAGGTAGCGAATCAGAGCCTCGGTTTCACCGTGACGCGCCCACCGCTTGCCCGTGGTGTCCGTGAACTGGTACTGCTTCGTACCCCAACGCAGCACGGTGTTGGGGAACCGATCCCAACCGTCCGGGCCCTTGCGGTACTCCTGTGCGGGGTTGGCACCGGCTTCCACCGCGACGCTGCGCGAGGCTTCGCCGTCGGTCAGCACAGCCAGGTTCACGATCTGCGCGCCGGTACGCTTGCGGAACGCTTCCGTAAGGTCAGCACACGCCAGCAGAGCCTCGTTCAGCGGGGTGCCGTTCAAGGTGAGCGCCTTGGGCGTAGCAAACCGGGGCGCAACAACTCGCAGGTAGTCCCACACCGAGTAGCCACCGTAGCCGGGCACCGCTGCCTGAGCCTGGCGCTTAAGTTCAGCGGTGAACGGATCGTACCCGTTGGCAACCATCAGGCCCACAAGGCCACGAACGGCATCAGCGTGGTCTGCGCGAGTCATGCCGTCGCGCAGGAACTGCACCATGCGGAACCCGTTGGCAGCCAGGTGCCCGGGAGTCTTGTGACACACCGGGTAGTAGCCGTTGTCAGCGGTCACGTTATCCTTGCCGTCTTCCCAACCGTAGCAGCAGTCGCTGAAGGCGTACACTTCGTAGGGCACGCCGGTCTTGCGGCAGAACTCCACCAGGCACAGCACCTGCGAGAGTACCGAGCCCAACACCCCGCACATGCTGCCCGACCAGTCCACCACCATGACCAGGCCGTGGCTCTTGCCGTCGGTGGTAGTGGTCATGCTCAGGAACAGGTCTTCGCTCACCTTGTAGTACGCAAGGCGCCCGGTGTCGATGCGACCGCTCTTGGCGGTCATGGTGCGCTTGGCGTCATCAGCAGCCTTGCGCTGCTCGAAACGCTTCACCATGTTCAGCACCGTGGGCATGTTTTCACGCTTCCAAACAGCCATCATGCTGTCGATCATGGGCAGCGACTCGCGCGACTTGGCCCACTCCTTCTGCCACAACTTCACAAGGTGGCTGGCGGGAATCACCAAGCGATCCATCACGAACTGCGGAGCCTCACCGTACTGGTTGTAGTAGTTGGCGTTCCGGGTGTCGGCCATCTTACCAAGGCCGTCGTTCAGCGCGTTGTCCGTGGTCACGGTGCCCAGATCAGCACCGTCTTCAGCCCTGCGGCCCTTACCGGGATCCTTACCGGTCTGCTGACCGCTGTGCTTGTTGGGCTTGCCTTCGGTGTCCTGCGACTCGCCCTCGGGCTTGTCGCCCTCGGGCTTGCCGGCGCCTTGGGTGTCTTCACCGGTTTCACCCTGCGGGGCGTCAGCGTCCTGGCCGTTGACAGCGCCGCGCTGGCCGTCGCCCGCTTCCGCTTCGCCGTCACCCGACTCAGGCTGGCCGCCGGTGTCCTGTTCACCCTGCTCCTGCTGCTCGCCCTGCCCACCGCCCTGCCCAGCGCCCTGGCCACCGGACTGCGACTGCGGCTCGGTGCTGTCACCGTTCTGGCTCAGGTGGCACATGATGGCTTCGCACAGCACCACGGTGTCCTCAAAGGAGTCGATGGTGGCACCGCGAGCCACGAGAAGGCTTTCGGTGGGGGTGAAGTCCACCTGCATGAGGCCAATGGCACCACACTTGTGGTACAGGTTGAAGCGGTCAACCAGGCCACGCGCGTTGGGATCGTTCCCACACGACGAGAGGCCGAAGATGTCGCGCTCGATGAGTTCGCGGTACGCGATCACGAAGTTACGGCGCAGACCGGGGAACTTCTCCTTGATCTTGCGCTCGATACGCGCGTCTTCCACGATGTTCAGCAGCGCCTTGGCGTACTGGTCATTGGGCGCACCCGCTGCCTTGCAGCGGTCGATGGCAGCCTGCACCACGGCGTCAGAGGCCGGCGTCCACAGCGCGTGACCCACTTCGTGACCCACGAGCATGTCGTACAGGTCGGCGCTCATGCCGCGCCAGATGGGCAGCGTCAGGGTGCGCGTAGCGGTATCGAAGTACGCGGTGCGGACCGGCTGGTGTTCCACACGAATGTTCTCGGTGGCGAGCAGGCGCGCCAGGCCGCTAATAGCCTGGTCGTTGTGGGTGCGGGCGGGATCAGACGGGGCGGTAGAGAGAGTAGCCATATGGTAAGTCTACTCTATAAACTCAGGTGGCACAAGAGGTTACCCGCAATAATCCTAAATATTTCTACGTCCGATAACTCGCTGTTAACACGTCCGATAACTCGCTGTTAACACGTCCGATAACTCGCTGTCAACGTAAGTCCTTATGGGACAAGGGTTTACGATTTTTGAAGAATCTGCAGAGAAATGGCTCGTAACCTCTTGCACCGCCGCGGCTTATAGAGTAGACTTACCGTATGGCTATCTCTACTGCTACTGGTTCCACCCTCTCGCACCTTACGCGCAAGCAGGCCCTGTTTGTGGAGGCCGTCCGCAAGGCCGGCATCACCAACACGATCCTGTCGCGCGCCGACGTTGTCCGCGTCGTTGACACCTACGGCGACACCGACGGCTTCTCGTGGCCGGCCTGGATCACGGGTGACAAGTCGCGCCGTTACGGTCGCGGCCTGTTCCTTGTGCCTGAGATCGGTGGCGCTGCTGCCCCCGCTCCCAAGGCGCCGAAGGCTGCTGCACCGGCGCGTCCCGTGATCGCTACCGTTCCCGTCGTGCAGACTGCGCCGAGCGCGCCTGTCGCCGACACGGCTGAGGATGTGAGCCTCAGCACCTTCAACAACGAACTCGGCTGCATGATCCCCGAGAAGTTGTCCACCTATGTGCCGTTCGGCCACTACAAGGACGTGGAAAGCATCTTCAAGAAGGGCATCTTCGCGCCCGTGTTCATCACCGGCCTGCCCGGCAACGGCAAGACCACGATGGTGGAGCAGATCTGCGCGAACCTGAAGCGCGAGTTCTTCCGCGTCAACATCACGGCCCTCACGGATGAGGAGGACCTGATCGGTGGCTTCCGCCTTGTGAACGGCGACATGGTGTGGCAGGACGGCCCTGTGATCCTCGCCATGAAGCGCGGTGGCGTGCTGCTGCTTGACGAAGTGGATCAGGGTACGCCCAAGATCATGTGCCTCCAGGCTGCCCTTGAGGGCAAGCCGGTGTTCATCAAGAAGATCAACACTTGGGTCAAGCCTGAGAAGGGCTTCACCATCATCTGCACCGCGAACACCAAGGGCCAGGGCGACCCTGAAGGCCGCTTTGCCGGCGCGCAGGTGCTGAACGGCGCCATGCTCGACCGCCTCGCGTTCACCTTTGAGCAAGCGTACCCGACCCCGGCGCAAGAGCGCAAGATTCTCGTCAAGAACATGGCCGAGAAGGGCTGCGTTGACGAGCCCTTCGCGGAACTGCTTGTGAAGTGGGCGGACACCATCCGCAAGACCTTCTACGAAGGCGGTTGCGATGAAATCGTGACCACGCGCCGTCTCATCGACTGCGTGACCGCGTTCGCGGTGTTCGGTGATCGCCTCAAGGCGGTGGAACTGGTTGTTGCGCGTTTCGATGACGCGAACCGCAAGTCGTTCACGAACCTGTACACCAAGTTCGACGCCAGCACCGCGCCTGCGGAATCGGCTCCGGCTACTGTTGAGATCAAGGCTCCGTTCTGAGCCTGTCTCGTCACACTCACACTCGCACTCGCACAGGAACTAGGAACCTAATGCCTTTCAAGTACACTACCGTGGCCACTCCCAAGGGCCAGATCACCACGCGCGCCGACCTTGACGCGCTGATCGTTAAGCACACTCAGGGCGCTGTCAAGTTTGACGGCCTGCTGCTCGACCTGCCGTTCGGCAAGCGCGGTGCCACCGAACTTCGCACCACCGCGAAGACCTACGGGGCCCGTTGGAACGGCTCTGATTGGAGCATCCCTTCCACCAAGTACCCCACTCTCACTACCAACGGCGGCCTGTCTTGGCTGCTGGGCGCTGCTGTGATCGCCGGCATCAAGACCCGCGTGTACACCCTGTGGGTGTGGGACGGCGTGCCCGTGGACATTGCGCTGGACCTGCCGTTCGAGGATCGCCACATCGCCAAGCAGCACGGTGCCAAGTGGGATCCAGGCGCCATGCGTTGGTGTCTGCCCGCGGCCGCGGTGACACAGTCTGTGGTTGACGCGCTGAACGCGGCTGAAGTCATTGACGGTGCCCTCGACGCCACGGGTAATGTTGTGCGACAAGCCCACTTCCAGGCGCCGGCTGCGCAGCCTGCACCCACCTTCCCGCCGGTTGCCGGCCCGACCAAGACTGATCTGCGTGACACAATCAACACCACGCTCCACACCCTGCTTACAGGTGTGGCGCACGGAGTGTATAGCACCACCACGGCTACTGCCGTTCTGATCCAAGACACCTACGCCAATGGCTCGGTTCACACGCTGCGCGGGATCTCGGGTGACGTGAGCGTCCTGCTGCTTGACGAGGACGAAGAGAATCGTGCTGCCATCGTGCATTGGAAGCCTGGTGCGGACGCCTCGATGTGCAACTCCGGTGATCCCAACATGGCCATTCTTGTTCGTGAGGGTGCCGAACTGGCTGTTGCGGCTGATCGTGCCACCTGCCGTCGGGTGTACGAGTCTCTGGCAAACCAGTACGGGTACAAGCCCGTAGTGGCTGCCTGATCCGGCAATAATCTTTAGCGTTTCTTCCTGCCCCTTCTTGACTTAACCCCCAACACAAGGTATACTTTACACATGAGCATGACCGCTTCCAACCCCACCGTTTCCACCGTGACCACCCCCAACACCTACCGTTTCGCTGATCTTCGCAAGCGCCAAGCCATCTTCGTGGACGCCCTCATCAACGCCGGCTACTCGGGCACCAGCACCACGCGCCGTGCCGTGGTTGCCACCGCTGCCAGCCTGGGCTACCCGGACTCGTTCCCGTGGCCCTCGTGGCTCACGGCTGACCTTGAGCGCCGTACTGCCCGTGGCGTGTTCCATCTCCCTGAACTGGGAGAGCGCGTCACCGAACGCGCCGCCCTTGGTACGCTGCCGCAGGGCTACACCCTGGACCCCAACACCGCTGGCTGTATGATCGCCACCGTGACCGCACCGGCTGGAGCCTAATCCCCTAGGTCCCTCCTCGCTCGCCGGGTAGCCTTCCCACCCCCTGTGGCCTAGCACAGGGGGTGGTTTCTTTTTGGGCCCGGCGGCCTGGGCGTTGACAGCGCCCACACGCGCCCCCATCTCGATGTACACCTCTTGTACACGTTACCCAGTACTGGTGTAGAAACAACAAAGCCCATAGGCAGACCTATGGGCTCTGTACTGTTCTGGGGTCTGGGAGCAGTTACCTGTTAGCCCGCTCAGCCTGTTCCAAGGCCTTGTCGTGCTTGTCGCCCAGGCGCTCGAATGCCGCTGCGTGCGCTTCCAACTCTTTCATCGCCGCCGGTGTCAGATCTTCAGGTTCAGCGGCCATGTACCCTAGCCTGTCCCAGTTGCCGCCGCGACTGTACAAGCGTATGTCTTTAGACACACCGTAGTAGATCCTGGCCATGGCCAGGTGTAGCATTGCCTTGGCTTCAGCCTGCGCCGCAGGGCTCTTCGCTGCTTCACTCACGGCCTCGTCCATGTCCTCGTCCTCGCCGAACTCAGGAGAGTAGCCGCCCTTAAAGGCCTTCATGTACTGCTTTAACTTTTTGTCGGTTAGTCGAGGCATCCACGAGGCGTCGGTGGACTCATCGGCCCAGTAGTACATGTCCTCCATGGCCTTCACGGTTGCCCAGGCAACAGTTACGCCGCCGCTCTTCAAGGTGGCGTCAAGCACCTTCCAAACCTCAGGCGTTTCGCTGATAAAGTTACCCAACCACAAGTCACCGCCGCTGTCTTTCTGTAGTTTACCCAGCACATCGTACACAGTCTTGAACGCCTTGGGATCGGTCTTTACCTTGGCTGCTGAGACTCCAGCCAGTGGCACAAGAATCTTAGCCAAGGCAACGATGTTTCGCTCCACTTTACCGTCACCGTCATCGAATACGGTACTCAAGGTGTGGTTGTCTGCTTTGTACTTGTCCATGGCGGCCTTCATTGTGGCCTCGGCCAGGTGTGATGCGGTGTTCTGAAACTCTCGTAGTGATTTGCTCATGTTGGGTTCTCCTGTGCGTATCTTGTATTTATACGCGCAAACAGTTTCTGAAAATTGCTGAAAAAACAGTCGGTGACGGGGGGTGGTGGTTTACGGCCTAGGCGCTCTGACACGCGGGGCCAAAAATCACCTTGCCAAGTCGCTAGCCAAACCAGGCATATAAATCTACTGGCACACGAGATTCCCACTTGACTCTACACGGGTACGCGGTATACTCTTCCTGTGAACGCTCACAACCCCTGCATCCCTGCTGCCAGCGAGTCCTCTGTAATGAGTACCCACAGGCAGCCGTACCGCTGCAACCTGCCCATGCTGCTTATGCGTTACGGGTATAACCCCCGCAAGCCTCCCGTCACCGCTAACTCTATCCGCAACACCATGCACTCTTTCAACCTGCCTCACCTTTCAGACATGGTGCTTCGCACCCTTGTTGCACGCCCTGACACCGCCGCACTTGCCGCCGCTGGCGCACCGAACTGGGACTGGCCACCTGCGGCAGGCGACCTTGTACTGGTCAGCACGGTGCGGTTGCCGGTCGGAGCGGTGGCTGGTAGTCACTACGAAACTATGGTGTTTCCCGTGACCACCGTGGGCGGTGTAGACCTTGACTTCACCGCAAACGAACTTGAATGCTGGCGGTACGCCACCGCTGGCGACGCATTTCTTGGGCACAGCGATACCGTGGCGCGCTGGGCGCGAGTGCCCCTGTACACCACCGCTGACGCTCTGAATCAGATTGTGTAAGAGGACTACCCGTGACTACGACACCCGAACCTGATCCGTACACCACACACGCTGCACAAGAAGATCGCTTGGTGCAGCAGTATCCTGTTATTTTCCGTGACTGGCGGGGCGACCCGCAACGGACCTGCATGGCCTGGGGCCTGGAAACTCCGCCCGGCTGGTGGGCAGTACTGGACGCGGTGTGCGCGGAGATCACCGCTGCCGCGGCGTGGGTCAACCGGCAGCACCCGGACGCAGGGTTCTGCGTGGTGGCAGAACAGGTGAAAGAAAAGTTTGGCACCCTGCGCTTCTACTATCGCGTGGAGTATCGGGTGGAGTGGGCGGAAGACCATCCCGAGGCACCCGGCACCATTGATCGTGCCTGCGAGCAGATTCGCGGCGCTGTGAATCTGGCGGAGCGGCTCACGGGACGCATCTGCAACGAGTGCGGCGTGCCTGTTGATCCCGGCGAGCGTGATCCCGAAGGGTGGCGCTGGCACACGGTGTGTCCGGGGTGTGCCCAGGCCCTGCGTGAGGGCAACGCCGCGCGAACTGCTAAATTTTTGGAGCGGCGCGCTGAACGCGCACAGGCAAACACCAACCCTGAAAATTTTCGGAAGGGCTCGCTGTAATCTGGCTTGACTCTCTGCGCACCCGCAGTATACTTTACCCATGCTCTGCAAAGACTGCAATACTCCGATTCCTGCTGCGCGACTTGAAGCGCGGCCAGGCACACAGTTCTGTGTGCGTTGTGTAGACAAGCACTTGCCCCGCGTTGTGGGGCGCATGATTTGGCCTCACAAAACAGGTGGAGAACTTGTGATTGCTGTTGGTGACGAGAACATCCGCCGCTTGGAGCGCGAGTACAATCGCGCACGATGACCATGACCAAAACATTTCCTACTCTGTATTCGCTGAACACCAACGGTTCTGTGCAGGCCTGGACAATCTCTGTGAACGGCACGGTTATCACCAAGTGCTACGGGCGCGTTGGTGGCGCCATGCAGAACACTACCGATGTGATTCGCAGCGGCAAGAACAAGGGTCGCGCCAACGAAACTTCTGCTGAGCAACAGGCGCTGCAGGAAGCAACTAGTGCCTGGGAGAAAAAGCAGAAGAGCGGATATGTGAGCGATCTCAAGGCAGCGCAAGCAGGCGCCGTGTCTGCTGCACATATCGCCGGCGGCATCGAACCCATGCTGGCGCACAAGTGGAGCGAACACTCGCACAAGATTGTGTTTCCTGCGTTTATGCAGCCGAAACTTGACGGCATCAGGTGCATCGCCATGATTACGAACGGCAAGTGTACGCTGTGGACTCGTACACGCAAGCAAATCAAGAGTGTACCGCACATCGTGCAAGCACTTGAACTTGCGTTTGCTGCCTCAAGCACGCCCATTGTTCTTGACGGCGAGTTGTACAACCACGCCCTGCGCGATCAGTTTGAACAGATTGTTTCGCTTGTTCGCAAGGACAAGCCTGATCCTCGCTGCGATGCTGTGCAGTATCACATCTACGATGCGGTGATGCCTGGAAACTTCGATGCGCGCCTCAAGTGGTTCTCTGCGCTGCGCGGTCACGCTGCGGTTGGTAAGGCGTTGCGCCTGGTTACAACCACTCAGGTTGACACTCCTGAAGAAGCAATCCAGTTCTTCACGGATATGCGCCATCTCGGCTACGAGGGCGCCATGATTCGCAACAACGCACCCTACGAACACAAGCGTTCCTACAACATTCAGAAAATCAAGGAGTTTGATGACTCTGAGTTTACGATTGTGGGCGTGGAAGCAGGCCGCGGTCGCATGAGTGACTGTGCCGTGTTTGTGTGCCAGACCAAGAAGGGCGAGGAGTTCCGTTGCAAGATGGAAGGCGCCCTTGAAACACTCAAGGTGTACTTGAGCAAGCCGAAGTCCGTGATCGGCAAACTTCTCACGGTGCGCTACCAAGGCCTTACCAACGGCGGGATTCCCCGATTTCCTGTTGGTGTTGCCGTGAGGGACTACGAATGAAACTTGAAGACATGACCGACAAGATGCTTGAACAAAGAATCACTACATTGAAGACGCTTATTACTGCTGCGTTTGTAGGGATTATCTGTGTTCTTCTGTTGCTATGGGAACGC